TTATTCCTGCCACCCTTCTACAAATCTTTTTTGCTGATTCACCGCACACTCTGCAATCTCAAGACCCATTGCAAATAACTTGCTGTACAAATCAATATTTGAATCACCAAAAAACTCAGCTACAGCCTCAGCCCTTTCTAATTCTTCCTCTGTTATTTCTATTTGCTTTCTCACCTGCTCTCCAAATATGAATAGTCTGATTGCATTAGGGTTAAATACTCTTTTAATTGCTCAACACTCATAATCGAAGTAACAGCAAAGCAATCCATCACCTTCAACCTTTTTTCATAAGGCAAAATATCCACAGCCTTACTAAATACATATTCGTGAATAGGCTCTCTTCGCAAAATCGGAAGACCGTATTTATATTTACACTCTCGCTCCACATCCTTGGCCGTAACGTCACCACGCTCTTTAGCAATAGCTGCGTACCAAACCGCTTTTAAAGCGTTCTGAGACAGTGTGCGCTTACCTGCGCTAATCTTGTGCTGTAGATACTTATGCTCATCAAAAAGCGTGTCTAGCTCATCGTGGGCAAGCTGAAGGGTATGAGCTGAATTAATCACTCGATACTCGCCCTGCATTACTTAACGCCCCTGGCTATCAAGGCCATAGTTAACTTTTCGTGTTGCGCTCTCGACATCCACCGGCCCTCAGAAACCTCGACTAAGCATTGAGAAGAATACTCAGTGGTAAGGGCATTCTTGGCCCCGTAGTGATCGCACAAATTGGCTTGATACAGCATCACAGATAAAAAAATTATCGCCAAAGTTACTAAAATTAAAATGACAGCCTCTACTTTTCTCATAGTATTTTGCTCTTTCTCCAGTTGTACGATTCATGCTCTTTCATGCTCATCTGTGCAGGCATTCCCCGCTCAGTAGTTGAAACTTTTTGAACTTTCCTACCTCCTGACAAAAACTTTTCGGTTAGTCGTTCAATCTCTTCTCTGGCCTTGTCCTTCTCGCGTATCTGCGAAACGTGCATTGATGCTCCGCTCATAGTTCTAAACTCCTCATTGGTACACCTTCGCGCTTTGTAAACTGACCGCTAGGCTCGTGGTAATACAGCCCAATAATCCCCTCTTTTGAGCCGTGTCGATTACCCTCAACCGTCAGCCATGCGTCGTGTTGGTCTAACGCTTTTAACTCAGCTTGGGTTAACTTTGATTCATCAAACCCATTAGCTAGTTTTTCTTTTGCTCGACGCCGAAGTTTGTTCTGCTGGTAAATTATTATGTTGTCCGCAAGGTCGGTGATTGAGCCATCACCCTTGATGTCCATCTTGCCAACACGCTTGGTTTCATCCTCCGGTTTTCGAACATGACACACGAGGTGAATGTGAACGTTGAGAGTTTTTGCTGCTTCCTGAAGTCGATCAACAATGGATTTTTCACCGTTACGGTCGTCACTGCGTAATCCACACTTCATCAACGAATCAACCACGATGTGATCAACGCCCAATGTTTTTTTGGCGTAGTAGCAAAACGCTAGAATTCTGTCTGAGCCAACAGAGCCGAGTTTGTTGTAAACAAACAGCCGATTTTTAAGCTTTGGCAAAAAGTTATCGCAATACTCGGCTGAAGCTTTGCACGTTGCCGCTTGGCAGATCATGCGGTAAACCGTTTGCGCTGGTTTCATTTCGAGCGAGGCAATGGCTGCGGTCTGTGTTTTTAAAAAATTCAAAATGACTTGACCCAAAATCAACGACTTGCCCTGCTTGTTGATCCCTCCCCAGATGGTTAATTCACCAGGACGACAAAACCAAATATCTTGCTCCCATGGCAAGGGTTCACCAGCTTGGGTATCACCCTGCTCTGCCAAGAGTCGGATTTCGTCAGCAAAACTCTCAGCACTGAGTACATGGTTTGATTCACCATGAGCCAAAAGCTCTAGCTCGGTATCCAGTGCTTGCGTGATATCGTCACCAACCCTGAATTTTTTTTCAGCGCCAAAAATAATATCCATCAGAAAATTAACTCCTGTGGTTCACTCGATTGAATTTCATCCTCCCAGCCATGAGCGTTAAGCCACGTTGCTGGATACGGAATATACTTACCGGAATCCTTCACCCAATCCTCTGAGGTCTTGGCCAACTCGATACTGGAGATTATTTTCTCTACGAGCTGCTCGTCAGGTTTGAGCCTTTTCCATGCCTTCTCGGCTGCACCTTTGGATTTTTTCTTCGGATACGAAGACCAAAATTGCGCAAATGTATTTATATTCTTATCTAATCTAATCTTATCTTGCATGACTTTCTCTGATTCAATCATGGTTAAATCTGACTGAGTCATGACTGTGTCATGATTTTTAAGGTTTTCTATGATGATTCTCATATCAGGATTACTAGTCATGGACTTGTCTAGTCTCTTAGCAATCTTCATACAAGTTATCTTCCCTTTGGAGTTTTCAAATAAACCTAGGTCTATGAAAACCTTCATCATTTCCTCAACTTTTTGTACAGTACAGCCAGTGTTTCTCGCTATAATCCTGGCATCATGTTCTAGCTCAAAAGTAATTTTTTCTTTTTCTATCTTTCCTACAATTAACTCGATGCAATACCAATAAAGGCCATAGCCCTCTAGTCCATAATCAAGCAAAACCTCTTGTAGTTTTGCATCCATGTTTGCATCAGAATCATGCTTGAACCACTTCATGCTACTTCCCTCCAGCAGTCCATCATGTTTATTGACGTGTGAATTTTGTTGAATAATTTTTTATGTTTTGATTCTTTGATGTTTTCGTACTCACTCTTTAATGACTTATAGCAAGCTCTAGCCTTACTCATATCCTTATCACTGACCTTTTCATTTCGGTGTAACGACGTGGCGAAGATGGACAAAAACCACGCCTGAAGCTCTAATTCCTCCAGTTCATGTTTGCTGTAATAACTAGCAGGCTTAGGGAAAAACGAGGGTCTGTTTTCGACTTTTTCAGGGAATAAGTCGTCCCACTCGCAACCCTTATCCACAAGTGCTTGTGCGACTTCTGTGCCACCGCAACCACTAAAACAATGAACAACAACGGTGTTATCCTTAACCGCAATAGAAAGACTTGGGGAACGATCATCGTGCGCAGGACAGCAAGCCAACCATTTATCCTTTCCTCTGGGTTGAACCTTTTCCAATACAGATAGCACCCTCTCTATATTCACCGTCCTAGCCTCCTCAAAAGTGCTTCGTTTTCATTCCGTAGCTTCTCTATCTCTTCTTCCATTTTTTTGTTGTTGTACTTATCGTTTAAGTAATCCAAAGGACGACAATCACCAGTTACATTCATGTACTTTTCCAGATCATCCAGCGTTAAATTCATCGTATCGTTTGGATTTCCGCTTAACTTCCTAGATAAATGGCTTGGCGATAAGTCCATATCCGCAGCAATAACCTTGTTCAATGACTTATTGGTATGAACACAAAACTGTACATACTCACGACAAGATTCATGGTGACTAGATAATCCTTCAGGGAAACGGAGTGTTAATTGTGTTGTCGTCATAAGAACTCACTGTATTTATTTACAGATACCCAATAGATCAGCACTGTTTATAATCGCCTTACCACCAGTTTCGGGGTCGTCAGCCCCGAATGTCGCCGATGATAAGGCGGCTAAAGGGCAGGCCCGATCAAGGAGCTAGGCTGTTGACGTGTACCGCTGGCACGTAAAATACGGGCGCATAAACCTCAACCTAGAAAACCTAATCGGATACCCTGTCCGAACGTGGAAGCCGATACTAGCTAAGGCAACCACAACCGCCCTGCAAGGCGGTATACAAATGAGTCTTTTATGACTCAACCGGTTGAGTCGGTCTAATGGGGAAATACCATGAAAACCAAACTCACCATCGAGGTAAAAATAAATGTTGCACTTGTTATCATCGCGGTTTCCGAACTGCTAATAACCTGCGCCTTCATTTACCAAAACCTCTAAAAGCCCTAGGGGAAGGAGGCATCCAACCCCTAGGCACTATTCCCAGCTCTCGCTAGAAATTCTTTAAACTTTTTGTTTCACCCTCTTTCATTCAGTTTCAGTCACAAATTTCAGGTAAATAAAAAGGCCA